GTGACCGGCATGGACGCCTCGGAAACGGGCGCAGCGGCGGGCACGCAGCCGATTTACAGTGGCGCGGAAGGGATGGGGTCGTGGGTGCTGTCGCAGACGACGGTGGGCGAAGGCAACCGGCTCCGCGATCAGGAGGTGGTGGAACGGTTCACGATCTACCTGAAGCCGCACCCCGATGTGCTGCCCGATGGGTTGCAGATGATCGTGGTTGGTGACGAGGTGGTGTTTGGCCCGTCCCCGCTGCTCTTTGGCGTGATCCCCGTGGTGCCGATCCGCGATGGGTCCAGCGACCCGTCGTACTATCCACGCCCGATCATGGAGCAGTGGCTGGACCACCAGATGCGGGTCAACGCGCTGCTGTCCAAGTGGATCGAAAACATCCGCGTCAATGCTGGTGGGCGCTTCCTCGCTCGCCCGAACGCGATCTCGACCGAGACGCTGCTGGGTGGCGTGACGTCGCTGGTCGAAGTCCGTGGCGCTGGCGCGATGGGTGAATCGGTCCAGCCGGTGCAGGGCTTTAGCGTCGGCAACGATGTGAAGGAAGCCTTGTCGCTGGAGCGAACGGCGTTTGAGAACGCGAGCGGATGGAACCAAGTGAGCCGTGGGCAGTCCACGGGCGAGTCCGGTCGGGCCATTATCGCCACCCGCGAGCAGCTGGAGCGCGTGTTCAGCCCCGTCGTCTCGGCGCTGGCGAACGCCTACACCGACTGGGCCAAGGTCAATCTGGCGGGCATGGCGTGGGGCTACTCGCTTCCGCGCTCGTTGGGGGCCGTGGGCCGTGGCCGTCCGGACTTGGCGCGGGCGATCAGCGCCAGCGACTTTGACGGGCAGAGCGATGTGAAGGTGGAAGCGGCGACGATGATGCCGATGCCGCTGGCGTTTCGGATGTACCAGCTCGACAATGCGCTTCAGATCGGCGCGATTGATATGCGCGAGTACCGGCGTCGGACCATGTTTGCAATGGTACGGGACATGGCGACTCCGGACGAGGATCAGGAAGCGCGGGCCAAGCGAGTCGCGGACGCGATTCGCATGGGCGAGCAGGTGCCGGATATGCGCTGGCAGGACAACGAGTCGATCCATCAGGACGTGTTGGAGCGCGAACTGCTGTTGCAGGACGACTTGGCTCCAGAGATTATCGCGGCGGCGAACCAGCGGTGGATGATGCTGGCGCAGCAGGCCGCGCAGAAGCAAGGCGGCATGGCCCCCGGTGGGCCACCCGCTCCGGGTGCTGGACCCGCAGGTGGACCTCCCGCCGCCAGTGTACCACCCATGCCACCGGACCAGTTGCCCCTTGCTGCCGGAAACCCGCCGATCGGGGTCGCCCCCATGATGATGGACGCGACCAACGAGGCGGAGCAAGCCGCACAGCAAGCGGACATCCAGTCCCGTCAGCAATAGGATTATGACTGCTCCTGCGATTACCGATCTGTCCACCGCGATGAGTGATGTCATCGCCTCCTCCGTCGCCGCGATGGACGCCAACGAGGCCGCACAGGCTTCGGCGGATACTTCAGAGGCCACCGATACGGCGCTGGTCGATGACGTCGTGGCCGATGCCACGGACGACGCAACCAATGCGCCCGTGGATGCCGATGCCGTTGATGAAGCGGATGGCGAGGCGGGTGCCGATGACCCGGCGCTGCCGGATGGCTATGTGGCCGTGCCGACCGTCACGGACGGGCTGGCGACAGACTTTGTGCTGAAGGATGCCGATGGGGAGGTGGAAGTCCCCGATCTCATCGTCGAGTACAAGGCCAACGGGAAGGTGCGACAGGACCGATTGGACCAAGTGGTGAAGCTCGCCCAGTGGGGCGTGTACCAGCAAGACAAGTTCCAGCAGATGGAACAGACGATGGCGGATGTCCAGCAGCAGGAGCAGGCGCTTCGGCAGTTGGTGGCGGAACGGGAAACGCAGATGGAGCGGCTGCTGACCGATCCCGAGTTTCTGCTGTCGGTACAGGATGCGTTTGAGGCGGAGAACTCCCCGGAGCGTCGGGCGCAGCGTGCCGAAGAACGGTTCACATCCTTGCAGGTCCAGCAGCAGATGCAGCATATTGAAGGCGCGTGGAACCAGTTTGCCGACACGGAAGTCCTGCCAGCCGTTGACATGATCGTCAACGCACTGCCCACAGTGACCCGACAGGAACTGGAAGAACGCATTGCGATGGTGATGCAGGCGCATGGCGAAGTGGCCCCGAATGGGCAGATGCACTTTCCGCCATCACGTTACGACACCATCAGGCAGTACATCGTGAATGACCTGGCGTTGTGGGCTCAAGCCGCTCACGCCCGCCGAGCGCAGCCAGCCGAGACTCCCGCGCAACGGAAGGCTCAGGCTGAACTGGAAAAGGCTCGCGTGGACGCGCAGAAGGCCAAGCGACAGATCGGACACATCACAAAGCCGGTGGGACGCTCGGACATGGGGTCCGCGTCACGCAAACCGGCGAAGCCTGCCACGCTTGACGATGCGATGTCTTCGGTCATCGACACCGTGTTAGCAAGCGCGATGGGCTAACGACATCATCGCAATGAGGTAACAGCACCATGCCAGCCCCTACGGTTATTACGGACAATGAACTGTCCGGTTTGCTGAAGAACTTCTACTCGGATTTCCGGGAGAAGGTGCAGAATCTCGTCACGCCGTTCGTCGCCAATCTTGAAAAGGCGAAGGCCGGTGGTCCCCGCAACATTCGCTGGGGCGGTAACAACGCCTACTGGGACGTGGTCGTTGGGCGTCCGTCGGGCTCCACGGCGTCGCCGGGTGGCTGGTTCCCGCCCGATACGACGGCGAGCGAAGTGCAGGCGAACGTCGGCGTCGTCCGGGCGTACACCACGCGCCAGATCGACGGCCTTGCGTTCCTCGGCACGACGGACAAGAAGGCGGCGTTCACCACGATTCTTTCCAAGACGATGGAAGAAATCAAGGACGCCTCCAAGCTCCTCATGCAGCAGTCGCTGCACAACAAGGCCGACGGCATCGTCGCGCTGATTGGCACGGCGTCCACCACGACCAGCATCATCGTTTCCTCGCCCTACGGCGTGGCGAACGCGGGCCAGGGTGGCCTCCTCCTCTCGGTGGGCGACTACATCGCGGTGCTCGACACGTCGGGCTCTGACGCGGTGCTTGGCCGCTCGTCGATCACGGCGATCAGCAACAGCGGCGACAACGCCACGCTGACGCTCGGCACGGCGATTGCGGGCATGGCGGCGACGGACAAGATCGTGAAGGCGACGGCGAACGACACGTCGTTCAACGCCTCCATGAACGGTCTCATCTCGATCACCAACCGGGGCGGCAGCTACAACAGCCTGCACAACATCACCGCCGCGACGTATGGCATCTGGGATGCCACGCGCATGGTGGCGGGCACCGATACGCCGGATGCGACGCAGCCGACGGAATCGGATGTGTGGGATCTGGTGCAGCGCATCAACGGCAAGTCCGGCAAGGACGCCTCGGCGCGTCCGGGCGACTTCCTCATGCTGACCACGCCGGGCATCCAGAAGAAGCTGCTGGATTCGATGGTGGGCCAGCGCCGCTTTACGGCGGGCGAGTTTGCGACCACGGTGAAGGGCGGCTACAACGCCGTCAGCATCTGCGGGATCGCCTGCGTGCAGGACTACTACGTCCCGGCTGGTACGATCTACCTCATCCACAAGCCGTCGCTTGCGATGGTGGATGCGAAGGATTGGGGCTTCGTCGAGTTCGAGGGCGCGGGTCCGTGGCGCTGGATTCAGGGCCGTGACGCCTTTGAGACGACCTACGGGTTCTACGGGAACCTCGCCACGCTGGCGCGGAACTCCCACGGGTCGATCACGGGCTACACGGACACGGTGCGGTACTCGCACGTCGTCTGAGTGAGTTAACGTGGGGGCGCTCCAGTTCCGGGGCGCTCCCATGCACTCTCCTTTTTTCGGAGTCTTTCATGCCGCAGACGTTTTTTGCGCCGAAGCCTGGACGTTTTGGGGTGCAGCCGGTTCCGCTGAATAGCGGGCGACTGAACACCGGAACGCTGGCAGCTGGCACCCAGACGCACAACATCGGTGGCCTGCCGACGAAGTGCTACATCAACAAGGCGACGCTGTGCGCGGAGACGTTCCCGACCGCCGCGACGTCGTGCGCCGTGACGCTGTTCAAGATGACCGGAGCCACGGCGGTGGCCCTGACTTCGGCGCTGGACATCAACACCAAGACGGCAGATGTGCCGTTGCAGTTCAGCTTTCTGACCACGTTGACCGACGCGCAGCGCACGCTGACCCATGCGGACAGCCTGCGGGTGTCGATTGTGACGGTGGGTGTGGTGTCGACGCAGCCCGACGACATCACGATCGCGGCGGAACTGCTGGCGCTGGAATGACCGCGCCTGTGGTGCTCCTGAGCCACCGGGGCACCCCGGAGCCGTCGCCGGACATCCAGCGGCGGCTTCGTGCGGTGCATCCTCGGCTGTTCCTGCGCTATGTGGAATCGCTGGCAGAGCACTGGGCGATCTGCATGACGTGGGACGACAACGACCGGCGGTACGAGATGATCCGCTCGCAGATCA